TTATTGCTCATAGTGTTGGGAGGAAGAAATTTGAGAAAACCCTTTAACTTTATCAAATTGAATTACGTTTTCAAACTTATCATTTAAGTCAGACTTATGAGATATAACAAATATATTAGCACCCTTTATAATATAACGAATGATTTTAAGAAATTCATCTGTTCCAAATCCATCAAGAGATGAATCAAATACCTCATCCATAATTAAAAGATTTGTGTTTACAGAGTTCTTAACTCTTGCAACTTCTCTCCATGTGAATAAGAGTGCTAAATCAATACGCATCTTTTCACCTTCACTAAAGGAAGCATATGAAAAATCTTCATGTATCGGAGATTTAACAGTTTCTTTAAACTCTTCATCAAGAGTAAAATTGATGTAGAAATCCA